GCCTAAGCCAAATGCCACCTGGTGCGGCCCGCTTGCGCTTTTGCACCAGGTGAGGGTCCCTTGGAACCCGACGACGGTCGTCCAACCCACCCTTGTTAGACCCTGCCTGGAAAAGGGTGTGAACCCAGACAGGGTGCCGTTCGACCAGCAACGGCAAGCCTCGAGGAGGCCGAGTTACGCTGAGATGGAAGTGGAGAACCCCCTGGTGGCCCCACACGTCACCAGAGGTTGCCACTTGGCTAGTGGAAGGGGGGACGAGCTAGATTGTGGGCTGTTGCTGAGCTAATTTCTACGTGAGAAAAGTGACAGTTTTGCTGACGCAAAACCCGCTCCGCCTATCAAGCAAAGGTCTGCTATAGGCCGTCGCCGGCCTCGCCGCGAGATTTTAACTCCCGTTATCGACTATCCCATAGGTTCGCTTACTTAGCCTCTCCCAATGGGCTGGGGCACGCCAAGGGCCGAAGCCGGGCGTTGCCCTTCGAGGGACTGGCCCCCCCCGGGGCGCGAGAGGTGACAACCCGTGGGTCATCCTAGAAGGACCACGGCGCCACCACTTCCTGTACAGCGCTTCCTCCGCCTTACTCCCCTAGATGTGGGCATCCCACCAAGCCTCATAAAGGCCAGGCGGAGCGTTGATCCAGTCGCTAACAGGTGGCAAGGTTTCAACCGCGGTCGGATGCCCGACAGGCACACCGGCCAAAACCTTCTCCACTGCCACCTGTTTGTCCGGTGACCAACCGAACGCGCGCTCAAAGCTCAGTCGGGTTTCCAACCCGATTGGGATGACATCTCTCTCACTCGCCAACCACGCCCCGACCGCAAAGTAGTCGGACAGCGCGTCGACAGGCACCGCCTTCCGTGACACCGTTTGCCTGAGGACGCTGAGGGCAGCAGGCTGCAACACGGGAATGCCACGGGCGAGAGAAAGCTCGCACCTGGCAACACCGTGCAACCACCTGCGTGCGAAGACCGGCTCTCTTAGCCACCTATGGCTGGAGTAGGCACAAGAGAGAACAGCCTCGGGCTCCCTCACCATGGTCCAACCCAAACCATGACCCAGGAACACCGGAGCTGACCGGCCAAAACGCACCCCCTCAACGTACGACACTGGCTTTTCTAGCGTCATCTCGTGCCCAGAACAAAGCAGCACCTTCTGTGCGAAGTTGTCGACAACAGTTGGGTAGTCCACCGACTCCAGAAAGACAAGCGCATTGTCACCGTCCACAAGTATGTCAAACTTGCAGCCGTAGGTCTCCAACACGTGTGTTAGCACACAAAGCATGATTATGGTGTTCCCCATGCCCGTGTTGAAGTCCCCGCTTGCCCGACCACCCTTCCTGCTGAACCTCACACCAGAAGGTGTCACGCCAACGAAACGCTGGCGGCCTAGAACAGCACGCAGCTCCTTGCAGCCCTGGTAAGCCGACAAGTAAACTGAGTGCTCTGCCTTGACTTGGCCCGAGGTGACGTGGGCTTCGAAAGCCTTGCCGTCCACCTCAAAACAAACGCCGTCGCGGAACTCACCGAACTTTCGTACGATGAGGTTGGCGCGGCGACGAGGAGAGAGACCCTTACCCACAACCCTGGTGTTCGAACCCCCAAAGAGCCGCCTGGCAGTGAGTCTACCCCACAGCCAGTGTTCGAGCGGCTTGAGCCAAGACGCCACAACAAGGTTGTACCTAGGTGATCTTGGAAAGATCATCCTGGGCTTGGGATCCTTGTTGGAAGCCAACTTCTCGGCCTTCAGAAACGCTCTCAGGAAGCAGTCCGACGAACGCAACGGACCATCTTCCCTCAAAGAACGCTCCGCCTCGAGGTATCTACGGCGCATAGCTCCACTATACGTTTGCGCCGTTTCCAGGTAACTCCAACGTACACCCCCCCACGCGGACACCAACCTCCTAAGACGGTTCACAACCGCCAAAGGGCCTGGCCCCAAGTCCGCGTCGGCAGGCATGGGCAAAGGAGCTAGAGACCGCCAGGCCAAAGCAGCGATCTCG